CTCACAGGAGCAACCACCACAGGACAAACGAATGTTCACTTATTGGATGGGGAGTATTATGTTAAGGTATGGGAACAGTCAACATCATTATCAGGAAACACAAATCCACAACTTGCTTATGATGTGGTATATGAAACAATTGGAAGGGTTAACTACTCCGCATCCACTCAACCCGTCACCTATTCAGGAACTCCTGATATTTACGTAATATACGAAGGTTAAAAATTATGCTTAACATAGAAAAATTAAATTTCGGAGCAATATCAGTTCCAAGATTCTCAGAGAATATTAACAGGAACACACCCTTCATAAGTTGGGGTGCTGACAATATGTTTGTTGAGGAACTGTTTTTGTTATTGAATGCATCACCAATCCATTATTCGGCAATTGATTCCAAAATCAGAAATTGTGTTGGTAGTGGATATATCAATGATTACAAAATTAACTCAAAAGAAACCATCAATGATGTAATCCGTCAAATGTGGTTGCAACTTTTGGTTAGTGGAAATTTCTTCTTGGATGTGTATGGAGAAAAGATAGAACTCAAGGTTTGGCAGGTTTCCATATCTTACCATCAAAACACATGAGGATTCACAAACCTGATGAGTTGGGAGAACCTGCAACAAAGTATCTCTATTGTAGAGATTGGGCGAATTGGAGAAAAGCAGGAATCGTTGAGTTCCATGAGTTGGACCCAATGAACTTTACAAACCGTCAGATTGTCCATATAAAACAACATAACGGAGCAAGTGAATACTACGGAACTCCATCGTATTTGAGTGTCTTAAATGACGTTAAATTGAACCATGAGATAACAACCTATAATCTTTACAACATCATGAACGGCTGTTCTATGGGAATGTGGGTTCATTTTAATGCCCCTGCTCCTGATTCGGAACAGGAACAATCTAATATCTTAAGAAAATTGGAAGATAGATTTCAAGGAAGTGAGAATTCAAATCGTTTGGTAGTATCGTATGGAGAAATGGGTGATGGTAAACCTGAAATTACCCAAATTGGAACCAATGTTGAAGATGGTTATTTTTCAGCAATCTTTGAATTGGTCCAACATCAGATACTAGCGGGGCATGGTATAGTAGATTCGTCATTGGTGGGTCTTCCTTCAAGAACAGGATTCTCATCATCTGCCGACCAATTGGAAACAGCACAGAAACTATTTATGAATACAACCATTAGACCGTTGCAATACTTCATGAATAGAGAACTAAAACAAATCTTATCCCTTATTTACCCGAATGAGGAAATAAACTTGGAAATAACCCAATCTAACATTTTATCATAATGAGATATCTAAATGTCTTGTTCATATCAGAAAAGAAACTAAAGGAAAATTCTCCAATTAGAGACAACGTTGATTCTTCCGAACTACGTTTTGCAATTCAGCAAGCACAAACCATATTCCTGCAGGAGTCACTCGGAACGAATCTTTACCAAAAACTACAAGAACTTGTGGACAACGGTGATATTGATACATTACCTTATGCGAGATACAAAGAGTTGTTGAATCAGTTTGTTCAACCAACTTTGATTTCATATTCTTATTATCTCGCATTAGACAATTTCTTTGTAAAGTTTATGAACGTAGGCCTGGTTCAACTGCGTAATGAACAGGGCGGAAATATTGACCTGAAAACACTGCAGTATCTAAAACAAAACGCAAAAAATCAATCTGAGTTCAATGACAATTTGTTAAGAAGACATTTGATATTCCGTTCAGGTTGGTATCCTGAATATGTGTCAGGAAATCTTAACGATGGACAACTTCCTCCTGATACACAGAATCCATTCAAATCATCAATCACAACTCCAGGTGGTGGATATGGATGGAACTCAAGAAGAACAACATCTTGGTGTTACAATGCGATGGGAAGTTTATGTGATGGGTCGGCACTGCCCACATGGTACGGCAGCGCAAACAATTCTCCTGGAGCACATGCTTAAATATGTTTCCAAGTTTTGTAGTTTACAATCTTATGAATCCTTGAAGGATTTGTGTTGAATTTTTTTGCTAATCCACAACATCCAAATTCACTGTCTCCTAATACAAAATTATTTCGGATGTATCTAATATCATCTTCAGTAAATTTATGATTGTAACAATCAACACCAACTTTGTGTAAACTATTTTCTATTGCGTGATTTCTATTTTCTTGATTTGTAACCCATTCAAGATTGGTGTAATGGTTATTTAACTTATTACCATCAATATGATTTACCTGTGGTTTATTATCAGGATTAGGAATATAATGTTCTGCAATCAATCTGTGTAAATTAAATCTAACTGATTTACCATTCAAATGCATTGAAACTAATTTATATCCCTTATTAGATATATGATGCGATAGTAATTTACCATCCCGATAAATCCCATCTTCTGTAATGTAATATGGTGTATCTTTATATTGTTTCATAGTCCTTAAGTTAAAAAAACCCCAACCATAAAGGTCAGGGTCTTAATATGTAATAATCACGCATCACCGTCTTCTTTAATAAGGTGTTTTTGAGGAGACCACCGAACCTTATGAGAGAGAGATTTTGAGTTTTTATAGGGTTGTAATTAATCTTCATCATCAACAGATGAGTAAGTATCTTTTTCCTTTCCTTCCATTCTATCCATAGTCATTCTACCACTTGGATAAATATTGATGGTATATTCACCAATCATCTTTTTTCCAAAGGTATTGTTTGCGTAACAAGACAAATAATACGTTTCGTATAACATAGAATCTTTCGGTGTATGAACAATTGATTTATAGATTTTCTTACAACTGTCCATTGTTTTCAAATATTCACGACCTTTTTTGTGCCACATCTTTGCTGATTCAACGTAAATATGTGAAGTGTAGTAGAATCTATTAGCATCTTCCACCGCTTCATTTGCTTGTTCAATACAATAATCACACATGGATGAGTCACTATAGTATTCATTTGCTAACATGTTGGATTTTCTGACAGTGTCTTTCTTTTCCAATTTGATTAACTCAAAGGATTTGGGGTCTTTCATTGTGCTCTTTGCGAACTCAACGATTTTGTCTTCTTGTGATTTTGAACAAGATGTGAAGGTCAAAGCGGTCAACGCTGCGATGGTAATGATGATGGTTTTCATATTCGTTTATTTCTTAATTGTTATACAAAGGTAGGGGTTATTTGGTTTCGGTAATCAACAAGTTTTCCACATCTTCATCATCAGTTGGAAAACCTTCTTGTTTCATAACGTCATAAAACTCATTATTGTCTTCATCACGGTCACTCTCATGAAACTCCAAAGTTACAACCTCATCAAATGGACTTTCTTCCAAATCCCACAGGTTAAGAGTTTGTCCCTGTGCAATCCACTCCTTACATAGTTGAGCGAATTTTTCTTCATCATTAATTACGATGGTTACATAACTTGTAACGTTACAATACTGTCTGAATTCTAAAGTTTTCATATCGTTTATTTCTTAATTGTTATACAAAGGTAATCTTTATTTGGTTTCGGTAATCAACAAGTTATCCACATTATCTTCAATACATTCAATCACACTCAACGCGATAATCATATCAGGACCCTTGTATGAATATGCTGATGCTTGGTATTTGTATCCCTTTGTTGTAACACCACTTGCATCCATCATATAGGTCAATGTCTTGTTAAGGATGTGGGGTAATTTGGGTTGTTCATCAAAAAGAAATTTCAAATCAGCAGAATCAATGTATTCACGGATTGTCATGTTTAGATTCTCAGAACGGAAAACGTTGTTGGTTTTCAAGTCAGCAATCATGATAGCGTTGATTACTAATTTATCGGTGATAGTTATTTTATTTTTCATGATACAAATTTACAAAGAGTTTCTATACGGTTGTTAACAAGTTATCCACAATTAAATTATTTCAACATGTTCCAATAAAGTTCCTGAAAGGGTCCATTCATCCATACCCAAAAGAAATTCAATAGTATCACATTCAGGGATTAGTTGAACCAATTCTGCGTTATCATACAAATCAACTGAGATGCTTGTGGGTGTAACACCAAAAGGATTGATATCGGAGTCCATCAAAATATCCTTATAGTTAGGATATGTCTTTTTAATAGATTCATAAACGTCTTCTGAAATAATGTTATATCCAACTTGACCTGATTGGAAATTATATGATAATACAATGTTTTTCATGATACCAATTATTTTTCAGTGAAATAATCCCCTGTGGTTAAACCTCTTGAAGACGCAAGTCCAACGATTGCGAAATAGGTCTTCATGTCTAATTCACAATC